CGACACCCCAGCAGGGACCGGCTCCGATCCGCTCTGGCAGCCAGAACTTCGCCCCTCGGCAAGTGACAGAAGTGACAAGAGCCAAACAGCGATTGGCTAAAACCGGCAGCCTGCAAGACGCAGCCGCTGCTATCGCAAAAATGCTTTAATCTGAAAGGAGTGACGAGATGGCTCTCGTTGCAAACACCATTACGCGCTACGACGCAAACAAAGTCGTGCGTGAATCTCTGGCCGATGTGATTACCAGAATCTCGCCGGAAGATACTGTCATGATGTCGAACATCGGTCAGGAAAAGGCCGATCAGACTTACTTTGAATGGCTCACCGACTCGCTTAAGACGGCAACGGCTGATAACGCCGCAATCGAAGGCGATGAAGCTGCTCCTGATGCTCGCTCGGCCCAAAACCGCGTTGGTAACTATACGCAGATTTCGCGCATCGTAATCGGCGTGACTGGCACGGCTGAAGCGGTCAAGAAGGCTGGCATGAAGGGTATGCTTGCCTACGAACTTGCTAAGGCTGGCGCTGAACTCAAGAACGACATTGAGACTGCTATCCTGTCGAACAACCCGGCTGTAGTTGGCAACAATTCAACTGCTCGTAAGACGGCTGGCCTTGGTGCTTGGCTCCGCACGAACGTCAACAAGGCTGCTGGCGGCACGAACCCCACCATGTCTTCGACGAACGATGGTTACCCGAACGCTGGCCGTAGTGCTGGCACGGCGCGCACGTTCACCGAAGCTCTTTTGCAGGACACTTTGCAAAAGGTTTGGGAAGCTGGCGGCAATGCCAAGATGGTCCTGCTCAACGGCTTCCAGAAGCGTCAGGCTTCTGCGTTCGGCGGTGTCGCGGCGCTCCGTAACAACGTGTCAAACGGCCCTGCAACTGTCATCGGTTCGGCTGACGTGTACGTTTCGGATTGGGGCCGCGTGTCCTTCGTTCCGTCGCGCTTCCAGCCGACGAACGTGGCTTACGTTGTTGATCCGTCCAAGGCGGCTGTGGCGTTCCTCCGTAACTATCAGACGGAAGAACTCGCCAAGACCGGCGACAGCGAGAAGCGTATGCTTCTGGCGGAATACGGCCTCAAGGTTCACACCGAAAAGGCTCACGGCATCGTGGCCGACCTGACCACTTCGTAAGAAGTCGGATCATAACTGAAACGGATGGGGCGGCCTTCGGGTCGCCCTTTCTTTTTGGGAGCATCGCGTGAGCGACAGATATTTCTTTAACCAGAACGCCGAACTCGGCATCACACGCTGGTTTGACTATGACTGGGAGACCGACACGTTCGGTATTCACACTGAGCAGGATTTAGAGCCTTCGATTGAGGCGAACAAAGCCCTGTTCAATGACGCGCAAACGAATTGGCGCGGTGATATGCACCTCGTCGCTTCCATCCCCATGTCGATTTACTTCGACCTGAAGCAGAAGGGGATCGCGGACGACGACGCAGCCATGAAACGTTGGCTTAATGACGCGGATAACCAAGTGTTCCGCACGCGACCGGGGAACCTCTGATGAAGCTCTATGTCGCCATGCCTGCCCGTGAGCAGCTTTACACCGCTTTCGCGCATAATATGGCCCGCCTCGTCGGCTACGAAGTCGGACGCGGCACAACCGTTGAGATTGGCACCAATCTCGGCACGCTCATCGCCAACCAGCGCGAAAGTTTGGCTGAACAAGCCGTCAAGTCAGGCGCGGAAGCGATCCTGTGGCTTGATACGGACATGCTCTTTCCGAAAGAGGCGGCCGAGCGGTTGCTGGCGCATGACAAGGAAGTCGTCGGGGCCAACTATTCCACCCGTCGTATGCCGCTCAAGACCACAGCCTTTGCGTCGATTGAGGATTTCACCTCGTGGATTCCCTCGCACGACAAAACGGGGCTGCAAGCCTGCGCCGCGATGGGCTTTGGCGTCATGCTAACCCGCACATCGGTCTTCAAGCGCCTGCCAAAGCCGTGGTTCACGGTCGGCTACAACCCGGCGCACAACGTCTTTCTCGGGGAAGACATTTATTTCTGCAAGAAAGCGTCAACGAACGGCATCACCACCTTCATTGACCACGATCTATCCAAGGAAGTGAAGCACATCGGCACCTTCGACTATGGCCATGAGCATGTCGAAGCCTTGATGGCAGCAGGAGAGGCGGAAAGCTGATGGCGCTATCCAATTATAGCCAGTTACAGTCCGCCATCGCGGACTGGCTCAATCGCACAGACCTCACAAACCAGATTAAAGACTTCATTAAGCTGACCGAGGCGCGCTTTAACCGTGAAGTGCGGAACCATGAGCAGATCGTCCGCAAGACGGCGCAATCCAGCGCGCAATATGTGGCGCTGCCGACCGATTGGGCGGGTGCTTATAACCTCCAAGTCGGCACGCAGAAGCTGTCCTACATCACGCCAGAACGCGCCGATGATTATCGCAACGCTAAGATCACTGGGCTGGTGCGGTATTACACAATTATCGGTCGATCAATTGAGCTTTTACCCACGCCAACTAGTGACGTAACGGTTGAAATGGCGTATTATGCTGAAATTCCAAGTTTGTCCGACGCAAACCCGACAAACTGGCTGCTCCAAAAAGCTCCCGATATTTATTACTACGGCGCGCTCTGTCACGCAGCGCCGTTCCTCAACGACGATCAGCGCCTTGTCACACTGGCAAGCCTGACGACGACCGCCATTGCCGCTCTAAATGATGAGAGCGAGGCCAATTCTCACTCCGGTTCCACTCTTGTCGCCCGTAGGAGGCTCGCATGAGCTTTACCAATTACCTTGAGGACAAGGTTCTCAAGCATGTTTTCGGCGGTGCTGCCTATACTGCGCCTGCCACGATCTATGTCGGCCTTTACACGGCAGCCCCGTCTGATACCGGCGGCGGTACTGAGGTGTCTGGCGGCTCGTATGCGCGCCAATCGGCGGCCTTCACGGTGTCCGGCACAAACCCGACCGAAGCGGCCAACACGGCAGGCGTTGAGTTCCCGACAGCCTCTGCGAATTGGGGAACGATCACCTACATGGGCGTCTTTGATGCCTTAACAGGCGGCAACCTCTTAGCCTTTGCACAGTTGACCGACCCGACAGACTTTCTGACGCCGCTCTCCAAATCAATCAACACGGGCGATGTGTTCCGCATCAATAGCGGCAACCTCAAAATCCGTCTCGACTAAGGATTAAGTTGAATGGCGACCTCCATCACGCTCCGCTCCGTTAAAGGCTCGGCTCTTACGCACACAGAGGTCGATAACAACTTTTCCAATCTGAAAACCACGGCTGACGCTGCTGTTCCGGCTGGTGCGATCACCACGTCCGGCCTGACCATGGCGACCAATAAGCTGTTGGGCCGTACCACGGCGTCCACGGGCGCTGTGCAGGAAATCACGGCTGGCGCGGGTTTATCGCTGTCTTCCGGCCAGTTGGAAGTCAATTTCACAGGCTATCTGACCACGGCGGATGCGGCGTCAACGTACCAGACGCAATCTGGCATGTCGGCCTATCTCACGACAGCCACGGCAGCCAGCACTTACGCGCCTATCTCACACACGCACACGATCTCAAATGTCACGGGGCTACAGACCGCTCTTGATGCCAAGGCTCCACTTGCCAGCCCAACATTCACCGGCAAGGTGCAAGCGCCAGCCGCTTTGGCAACCGGTGCTGGTCTTAACCTTGGATCAGGCACGAACGTCACATCAAACCTTGTTGACGGCGATGTGTGGATTGATGGCGCAAACCTGCGTTGGCAAGGTAGCGGCGCAACGTATCGCGCGTCTGCCGTAGGCCACGTCCACACGATCTCTAACGTCACTGGGTTGCAGACGGCACTTGATGCCAAGCTTGATACGACAACGGCTGCATCAACGTATCTGACCACGACAACAGCCGCCAGCACCTACCAGACGCAAGCGGGTATGTCCTCATACCTGACGAGTTCAACGGCAGCGTCCACCTATCAGCCATTGGACGGCGATCTGACGGCCATTGCCGCGATTAGCACGAACGGCATTCTGACGCGCACGGGTTCTAACACTTGGGCGATTGTCACGGCTCCTTCCGGCACGGTTGTTGGGACAAGCGACACGCAGACGCTTACCAATAAGACGCTGACGGCAGCGGTCCTTGGCGGTCAGTCGGACTTCACCGGTTCCATCGTCAATGGTGTGAACACCGTCTCCGCTTCGGCAGTGGATTGCTCAGCGGGCAATTACTTCATCAAGACGGCTTCGGGCGCTCTGACATGGACCGTGAGCAACGTGCCATCGTCTCGCGCGTATGCCTTCATCCTCGAACTGACGAATGGCGGAACCGGCACGCAGACATGGTTCTCAGGGATCAAATGGCCGGGTGGCACAGCGCCAACGCTGGTTGCTTCGGGCGTGGACGTTCTCGGCTTCATCACGGATGACGGCGGCACGACATGGCGCGGCGTGCAGTTGATGAAGGATAGCAAGTGAGGGAGGTGACGCATGTTGAATAACCTCCTTCT